AAGACTTTCATGAAGTCGGCAACCGAGTTGGCGAACGAGGGGGAGTGCTGCGGGAACTGTGCCTACTTCAACCGCTTCAAGCACGGCAGTTGCATGTTGAAGGGCGGCAAACACGTGTCACCCTTCAACATCTGCGAGCGGTGGACTAGCGCCCCCTGAACTGTTGCACCCAAGCCTCATAGGGCGGCAACTGTTGGCCTTGCTCCGCCGCTGCAATCTGAGCATCGCGGTAGGCGCGGGCATTGGCCTGATTCTCCAGACCCAACTGAACAGCCGATACGCCCTGACCCCCTTGCGGGGACTGAGGCTGTCCCTGGAACTTGCCCCGCAGGGCATCGACGATAGCCTGAAGGTCCATTTACTTTGGCTCCGCTTTACGGCAGACCGGCGCGACCGCCGCGTACTCGCTGGAACAAAGTACCGCGATGGCGTCGGCAGTCAGCCCGAGGTTTTGGAAGCTGCGGGCGGTTTCCCGCTTGCCGCATTCGTGGTCGGACCAGCTTGTGCCAACACTTGCGCCCCAGCCAAGGGCTGCCGCTCCGACTGTTGAAGACCCCATACACGGCGCTGTCGGATAGACGTTGCCAGCGAAGACATTGGGAACCGTCCGTACGTTGATGGCATCTTGATGAATCTCCTGACGGGTAACGGCGGGAGTGGCGGGCAGATTGTTATTCACGGTAACGGGCTGTGGCGCAGGCGCCGGAGTGGCGACATTGACGGTCTGCTGCTGTGCCACGAATTGCCTCTGACTTTGCCATGCGGCAGCGTTGGCCCGGGTGTCGTTGTCGATGCGGGTGTCGCCGCCCCTGCTGTGGTCATTGACCTCCAGGGCGAAGGCCGGGAATGCGAACAGCGCGAACAGCAGGGTAAGAACGTATTTCATGGTTTCTCCTTATTTGGGTGGGTAGTTGCGAACGATCCAGTCGATAAGCGCCATCTGGATCGTGTCCAGGGGCAGTAGAGGCTCGACTGTTACCTCAACATTTGTCAGAACAACGCTGGTCCCCGGTACGGGGATGTCCGGCAGTTTGACTGTTTGCCTCATCTGAAGTCCTTTCGTGGTTGATATTGGTCATGGCGCAGAAACCGAGACACTGTAGCGAGAGCGTCTCGTGCTTGGTCGCGGAGGAACAGCCGGTGAGTAACAGAATCAGGAGCCACCTCATGTCTTCACGCAGCAGAGGAGCGGAACGTTGTAGGGGCGGTTTTCACTGGCTGTCGGCACGGAGCCTGAAGCATCGAACAGAACAGAGGCATTGTCTCCGGGGTTCGTTCCGGCAACACCATCAACGGCTGGGGTGCTTCCGTACGCCGACAAGCTGAGAGCGCCTGTGGCTCCGGCCACGGTAGCGCGATATACCGCACCCGCCGAACCCGTGATGTTGCGTATCGCGTCCGCTTGCTTCACCCCGAAGGTGCCGGCAGCGGCCCCGTCGACGTTCGTGCCGCTGGCACGCGGGAAGTAGCCGCGCATGTCCGGAAGCTGGAATGTGGTAGTGCCGTCCCCCGCCCCATACAGCGTCCCGATGGCAGCAAACAGCGCGGCGTAGGTCGTACGGCTGACAAGCGCCCCGTTGGCGGCAAGCCAGCCGGCAGGCGCGGAATTCATGAAAAACATCTGCATTGCGCCAGCGGGGACTCCCGCCGACAGCGGAGCCTTTTCCTGATCGAGTTCCTGAATCGCCGCCTGAACATTGGTAGCAGAGATGTTGCCGTTCGGGGTGAAGCTGACTGTCGATGCGGTAGGTGCTCCAACAGCGGCCACGGCAGTAGTCACGAACGCGGTAGTCGCAATCCGCGTGCTGTTGTTCCCAGCGGTCTGCGTCGGTGCCGTCGGGGTGCCGGTGAGGGCCGGCGATAGCAGGGGAGCCTTCTCCGTGTCCAGTTCGTTCAGTGCCGCTTGAACAGTCGTTGCGGCGATGCCGCCTGCGGGCACGTTGGCGATCTGGCTGGCTGTGGTCGGCACGGTCGCCGCCAGTGCGGTGACGTCGCCCGACACCTCGGCAATAGCGGCCTGGACGTTCGTTGCACTGACCGTGCCAGTGGGGGCGAAGATGACCGAGGAGGCGGCAATGGTCGATGACTGCGCGACGGTGTACCACCCTGTCGGGTTGCTCAGGCTGTTCTCGACATACTGGAGCAGGCTCCCGACCGTTACCAGCCGCATCGCAGAGGTGAGCGTCGCCGGGTCGTAACAGGAGATGGTGCCTTGCACGCTGATGATGTAGGTATCGCCGCTGTTGAAGTTGGTCGCAGGGTAGGCTTGTGACGGGTTCAGACCCCCCGATGCGCTGAAGAAGCCGAGAGAGTTGAACGTGCTGACTGGCATCTGGTTGAGCGGAACCTTGCCGCCAGCATCCAGTTTGACCGTACCGAAAGCGATGTTGGAGTGCAACACCAGTTCCGGGCTGACCGGGTTGGTGCTGTTGATCGAGATCATCTGATCGTCACTGGAGGTCAGACCCGTGATAGCTGTTGGCCCGATGGCATCCTGTATCGCCTTGATGTAGAAGTCCATCGCGGTGTTTTGCGGGACCGTTTCCGTGCCGCCCGCAGCGCCAACGGTTTCCCCGGTCTGTGCGGTCGGAACAGTGATCGCCGGGGCGGCAGCGGCGATGGAAACCCCTGTGCCGTTGGCATTGATGCTGATGCCGGTAGCTGCCGGGGCGGTGGGGCTGTAGTCGTTGATCCATCCGGAACCAGCCTGATACTGCGCCCCGGCAGTCACCCCACCGTGGTAGTAGTTGTGAGCGTGGCCGGGATCGCTGACACCGTGCCCATGCCCCGGATCGTTGACGCCGTGAGTATGTGCGGCCTGCGTTGCTGCGTGAGTGTGTCCCGGATCGTCGACGGGGTGGGTATGTGCCGCGAACGAGCCGGACTGTTTGCTGCCGACCGTGCGGCTGGCCCCACGCCCCCGGATGAACTCATCCCGCAGGTCAGGGACATTGAACGTCGTGGCGCTGTCACCGGCCCCGTAGGTCGTACCGATCAGCGCGAACAGATCGGCGTAGGTCGTGCGAGAAACAGCCGACCCGTCGCACAACAGCCAGCCGCCCGGCGCGGAGCCGGCGGCGTAAGCGGAGACGAAGCCAACCGGCAAGCCAGATGAGTACGACAGGAACTGGTCGACGTAGGCTTTGCTGACAGCGGTCTTCTGATTGACGGGTGCCGCCCCGTTGAGGATGAGCGGGCCGGTCATCGGCGCAGTGCCGTTTCGCGGCAGGGAGTCCGTGACGGCTTGCGCGATGTCGGACAGCGTCGGGTTGGCCCAGTCCGCCTCGATGAGCGTGCCGGCGACGACGGGATTCCCTGCGGGCAGGGTATACAGACCTTGTGAATTACGGGGAATTTTGGGTGCCTCCGTTGTATCAAGGCATGTTATAATCTCCGCACTTCATAAGGAGAAACCATGCCGTTTAAGAAACCTCATCCACTTTACAGCGTGTGGCAAGGGATGAAAAGACGTTGCTATAACCAGAACACGAAAATGTATTACCGTTATGGAGGAAGAGGAATAACCGTCTGCGAAAAATGGCTGAACAGTTTCTCTGAATTCGTGAACGACATGGGAGAACGGCCCCACGGATATACCCTCGAACGGATCGACAACAACCTCGGATATTTTCCTGAAAACTGCTGTTGGAAAAGCAGACAAGAACAACAGTTGAACCAGGAAAGAACCCGCAGATACGTAGTCGACGGGGTCGTGCTATTACCTTGCGTCGTTGCCAAACGGACAGGCCAAAAAGCAGACATTATCGAAAAACGCATTCTTCGTGGAGAATCTGTCGACAAGATTCTTTCACCTTCCCGGATTATCCGCCTTGGCGTCAACACTGGCGGAGGGAAAATAAGTGGCGAAAAAAAACGTGCAAAAACCCACTGTAAGAACGGGCATGAGTTCACAGAAGCAAACACGTTCATGACCAAAGAAGGATGGCGCGCTTGCCGCCGTTGTCATGCTGACAGGGAGAAAAAACGCAGAGGCTAAGACCTTGTGAATTGCGAGGCATCGTTAGTTCCTGACTGTTGCTGCGGTGAGTGGGATTGTCGCACGCCCGATGGCATAGAGGAACGCTTCCCGCTGTTGGTGAGGGATGCGTTCGAGAATGTCGGCAACGCGACTTGGGTTCGTCATTGCCTCGTCAATGTAGTTCAACATCCTCTCATCGGAAGTCTTGCCGAGTCTGGAGAACACACGTTTGGCGACAGAAACAGATGCTTTCAACAGTCCGGGTGCTTCCTGACCAACCTGCGTCATCAGCCCACGATTCCCCGGAAGCATGGAGGAAGGTGCCTGGATGTTGGCATA